CAAGCTTTTAGAGATTATATTATTTGGTATGAAAAACGTAAATCACGTACCAAGGTCCATCTAAGAATGGTTGCAAAATTATTGTACTGGCACAAACTTTCTGTAGAAAAGTTATGGAACCCTGCAGACCCTGTAAATATTCCTAGGATTAATGAAATGTTCCTCCACGAAGTCTAAGAACGAGATGAAGAGTCGACTCTTTCTGAATATTGTAATCGGAAAGAGTCCTATTGTCCTCTAGCTGTTTTCCAGCAAATATGAGACGCTGCTGATCCGGTGGTATTCCCTCCTTGTCTTGAATTTTCGCCTTGATATTTTCAATAATGTCACTTGATTCAACCTCAAGTGTAATTGTTTTGCCTGTAAGAGTTTTCACAAATATCTGCATTTTTAATAATTAACAAGTTATTTTTTTAAATGTTTATAACCAATAGCTCTAGAAATTAGTAACATATTTGACGCAAATCAGCTCACAGATCTCAAAGTGTCTCAATGTTAGTAACACTATTCTGATTTATATATTTCATGTTGTTCAGACATCTGGTATTCTTATTACAACTATTGCAGCAGGATACGATATTAAAGCGCTAGTATGGGTCGGAGCCGGAATAAACGCTTTAGCATCATTGATTAAAATTTTTGAAACAACAAATAATTCATTATTGAAAAAGTTGATGGTGGATATAAAAAAGATTAGAAGGTGTCATGGTGAAGGCGAAGAAGAAAAGAAACAATCACAAGCCGCACTTCCTCCGCCGCCTAACGCACGTTAAAACATTTCTCAAAATCATCATCCCAACACAGAGAACCTTGTGGAAATAAACAAGATGAATCCGTACTCAAACAAGGTTGTAAACATTGTTCCTTTGTAAAAGTTTTGATTCGTTCATTTCTAGGATTATTATCAAAAGTTGTATAATCGGGTCCAAATTGTTGGTCACAATGATGGTAACTAATCATACAGTTGTTTTTGGCTAGTGCTTCCGGATTGACGCATGTAGCCGGTTTACAATCACTTGTCCACGTTTTGACTCGATTGTCACTTTTACATTTCTGATTTATGAACGGGTTCCAGACGTAACGCAATAAAAGTCCTATTACAAGCCCTAGTAATAAAAAAGTTAATAAGAGTGCCAACTCTGCATCCATTAGTAATAACAAATATTTAACTACTGAATGCAAGACCTCCGAGGCCATTCTTGATACGGAAAATGTTAAAGTTGACGGCATATAGATTCAGTGTAGTTGGTGCTCCAACTTGTGTAAATGTGAGAACCGCGTTATCCAATCGACTAAAGTTACACGTGCCACACGGCTGGTGCTTATTCGCCTTGAGTGCAAACGAATACATTTTCAAGTTTCGACCAGAGTTACCAGCAGTACCCGTATTCCCTTGACCCTTGAGAATTCCAGATGCAAATTCGGAGTGATAATACCCTTGGACCTGTGTAAAGAATACATCAGGCATTGGTGAACCAAATACCTCAGTTCCATTGAGATACAACTGAACTGTATTGGAATAAAATGGTGAACCACCGGATGAATTACCCCATAAGAGACACTTGACTGGATGATTCAAGTAACTCAAATCAAATTTATTTGTAGAATTAGTACCAGGTGAATCGGCTGTAATCTTTTGAACTTGTTCGATAAGAAGATCGTGTTCCTTTTTTACTATAACATCGCGTTCGCTTGTGTCAAGAACAACGTAATTTGCGTAAAATGTTGGTGGAACATTAAATGTAGCACCCGAACCAAATGTTATACGAACTTCAACCTCGTGATACTGAAGAGCAAGAAGTGGGAGATAACACATGGAATCACAGAAAAAGAAATGAAGCGGTAACCACTGAGAAGCAAGTATATCATTTAATAAATCTGAATCATCAATAAATGGAAGTGTAGCAAATCCCTTGGCACTTGAATCAATCAAAAACTTTTGCCACAGTTGAATCATATAGAACCCATCTTGACGATCGATGAGTTGACCACCGATGTACAACTCAAATATAGTATCTTGGAGACTGCTTACAGTTGTTGTTGTAGCTGTAAGGTCCATCCATATGTACCCAAGAAGATCACCCTTATTGATTAGCTTCATGTTAATCTGCTGATTAGCCCCAGCAGTCCCTGTAAAATCAACCAGAACTGGCTTCTGAGCAAAGTTGGTGTGGCGTTTATACGTCTGATGAAAGAATGAAACTTGGGGATCTCCGGTAAGGTAGGCATCCTGTACACCTTTAGCAACAAGTTCAGTAAGTGCCCCTGACATTTATATTACTATAGAAATATATTAAAAGTTTTGGACGCTACTTACAAAAGAGAAAATGGTGGTATTTGCTGCATTGACTTGGGAAGCCAGTGATTTTGAGGATACTGATCACATTATCAGTATTTTTGGTCGTTCAGAAGATGGTAAATCAGTGTGCGTTTCAACATCATTTCAACCGTATTTCTTCATAAAACTTGCCAAGACTACAACAGAAGCTAGAGTCCAAGAGTTGTACAATAAAATTAAAACAGTATGTCCTGCTTTGAAAAGTTATCAAATTATTGCTTCTAAAGATCTTTGGGGATTTCAAAATAACGAGACATTCGTATTTATGAAACTCAACTTTCCCACCTTGTCTGCTATGAAAATGTGTGATGCAAAATTGAGGTACCCACTGAAGGGTGAATCATTTACACTCAAAGTGTACGAGTCAAATCTTGAACCAATGCTCAGATTAATGCACCGGTCTGGTATACAGTCAACAGGCTGGCTCGACACTGGTTCAAAGTGTGTCAGGTCCCAACTTGCCAAGACTAATATAGACTTGTTTTGCAACGACTGGAAAGATTTGAAGTCGGTGGCTCGTGATGACATTGCACCTTTTATTATTGCATCGTTTGATATTGAAACAAACAGCTCTACTGGAAAGTTTCCTGATGCAGATATACAAGACGACGCGTGTTTTCAAATTGCCGTCACTCTGAAACGTCAAGGGTCAACGGAAATTTACGAAAAGACGTGCCTGTGTTACAAGGAAACCACTCCTCGCGAAGACTGTACAATTGTGAGTTACCCCACTGAAAAGGAACTACTCATGGGATTCAAGGATTACATTGTAAAACACGACATTGATGTTATGACTGGATGGAACATATTTGGGTTTGATTTAGAGTATATTTTCAAAAGGGCTATTATTACTGGGTGTCCGCCTGAATTTTACCAATTGAGCAAGTTGAAGGACTTTCCATGTAAGATGGTGTACAAAAAATTGTCATCAAGTGCGTTGGGCGACAATACTCTGAAACTTCTTCCAATGCCCGGGCGTTTCATTTTTGACTTGTTTCACGAGGTTAAAAGGGAACAGAAACTTGATTCGTATTCTTTGAACTTTGTGTCAAAAACATTCTTGGGTGACCAAAAAATTGACATGAGTCCCAAGGAGATGTTTAAAAGATTTCGCGAGGAGGATCCTGACAAGTTGAGTGAAGTTGCCGAGTACTGTGTCAAGGATACTCTCCTCCCGCATCAATTGATGGATAAACTTTGTACATTTATGAATTTGATTGAAATGGCAAAAGCGACATGGGTTCCGCTGTGTTATCTCTCTGAACGCGGTCAACAAATCAAGGTGTTTAGTCAAATGACAAGAAAGGCGCGTGATCTTGGATTTATGGTTCCGACAATTAGATACGGAAAGATACAATCGGATGCATACGAAGGCGCCACTGTCTTGTCTGCGCAGACTGGAGCATATTACACACCAATCACAGCTTTGGATTTTGCCAGTCTGTATCCTTCAATCATGATGGCACACAATCTATGTTATTCAACACTGGTCATAGACCCCAAGTATGACAATGTTCCAGGTGTCACATACGAGTCATTTCAAGTGGGTGAAAAGACGTACAAGTTTGCACAGGAAGTTCCAAGTCTCTTGCCAGCCATTTTGGAGGAACTCAAAGCCTTTCGTAAACAGGCCAAGAAGGATATGGCGTGTGCCAAGGATCCTATGATGAAGAATGTCTACAATGGCAAACAGCTCGCATACAAGATTTCCATGAACTCTGTATATGGTTTTACCGGTGCTGGAAAAGGTATGCTACCATGTGTTCCTATCGCGAGTACAGTTACGTGCAAAGGTAGAAGCATGATTGAGGAAACAAAGAATTATGTTGAAGCCAACTTTCCGGGGGCACATGTAAGGTACGGTGATTCAGTCACCGAGGATACTGCTCTCCTTTTACGAATCAATGGGGTACCCACTGTCAAAAGAATTGACGAACTTCATGGTTCATACTGGTTATCGGACGGGTATGGAAAAGAGTTTTCAAAGTTGTCTGGTGTAGAAACTTGGACTGAAAAGGGCTGGACCACTGTTCACAACATCGTTCGCCATGACACAGAAAAACAAATTTTCAAAATTCTTACACACACTGGTTGTGTATCAGTGACTGAAGATCATTCTTTGTTAAACACAAACGCTGAAATGGTAAAACCAAATGAAGTCAAAGTTGGTTACGAACTCTTACACTCATTTCCAAATACTTGGGAAGTTAAACCGACAATTTCAGAAGCAAAAGCTCGATTATATGGATTTTTTCTAGGTTATGGTTCATGTGGGTATTATCCAAATTGTGATAAATCGTCATGGCAACTCAACAACGCTGATTATTCACTTCTGGAAGAGTATTCTGAAATAATTAACGATGAGTTTCCTGAATATGACTGTGTAATTTATGATACAATGAAATCGTCAGGTGTTTACAAGTTGAGTATCAGGGGACAAGTCAAAAAAATAGCAATTGAATTTGGACAACTTTTTTACACGGAAGCTCGCAATAAGAAAATTCCAGATTGTATTTTTACCGAGACTTGTACAGTAAAAGAGGCTTTCATACGAGGTCTCTACGATGCAGACGGTGACAAAGTAGGACTTGGTAAGCGTATAGATCAAAAAAGTCAGGTGACGAGTTTGGGTATTTATACCATTTTGCATAGTATTGGATACAAAGTAAGTTTAAACACGCGTGTAGACAAACCACAAATTTACAGACTAACGTTTAGCAAGTCTGAATTTAGAAAAAATCCTATTACCATTAAAAAAATAGAAACAGTGAAAGGATACTCTGGTAAGGTTTATGACTTGACAACAGAGAACCATCATTTTCATGCGGGTGTCGGAAGTATAATTGTACACAACACTGACAGCGTCATGGTGGAGTTTGACGTCCAGGGACGTACAGGAATTGAGGCTATTGAGTACAGCTGGCAACAAGGTGAACTGGCTTCAGAGGGTGCAAGCAAATTGTTCAAAGCACCGAATGATTTAGAGCTTGAAAAGGTGTATTGTCCCTACTTTTTGTACTCCAAGAAGCGATACGCGGCTAAACTTTGGACCAAGGGTAAATCCGGAAAGATGCAAATGGATTATATTGACATCAAGGGTCTCCAAGTTGTGAGACGTGACAATACCCCATTTGTCAGAGAGGTTTGCAAGGAGCTACTTGATGTTATCCTAGAGAGTAATAATCCCAGTGGAGCCATTGAACTGGCTAAGAAGCGAGCAGTTGAACTTTTGGATGGCAGGGTTTCCAATGAAAAGTTGATATTGTCTCAGAAATTAGCAGATGCATACAAGTCGAGTGTCAAGGATGAAGCTGGAAACAAGATTGTCTCTACGGATGGTGAAAATGTTAATCTTCCACATGTTTGTG